CAGGTTCGAATCCTGTCCTGACTACAAAAATCCTGACACCGCTACTTATTATAGCTTGAGGTTGACTGATGGAATAGACATCAAATTATAGTCAGGTGGCTGAATGGTTATAGCTTAAATAGTGTACAGGTTCGAATCCTGTCCTGACTACTTAATTAAAATTATGTTCAGAGCAAAGTTCATTGGCCAAGAGGGATTATACAAGCATAAAGAATATGAGATTCGTATTGGAGTTATAAACGGATGGATTCATGTCCGCAGAAAGTGCGGAGCAGGTCGGGTAAATTATCCATCAATATTAGATTTTTTAAGGGATTGGGATCAAATCAATAAAATATGATTATGGAATATCAAGAATATATTAATTTAGGATTTAAAAGAGTAGAAACAAATGATACAGTCGAACTTAAAAGAACTGGATACAGTGGTTTTATTTTATCTAAAAAGTTAAGAAGCGGAGTTTTTATTGAGGCTTGTTCGGGAGATTTATTTAATCCTAAACTATATATAAAGAAAAAAAATAGTATAGAATGTTTCATTTTGCAATTAACAAGGGAAGATATTTTAGAATTATCAAATCAATAAAATATGAAATATATAACATTACTATCTGTCTTTTTAATTATTGGATGCGGTTCAAATAAAAAAGATAACAAACAGATACAATCAAAATCTGAAAATACATTTTATATACCAATATCTATGTTAAGAGTTCATAAAATTAAAATAGATAGTATTGAATATATAATTGTTAAAGATATTGGATCTGGTGGCGTAGCTATAACAAAACATTAAATATGAGAATTTTTCATTTAGGTTTATGTGTTGGGCCTCCGCCATTCGATTCGATGCGCAAAGCATTTTTAGCAAACTCAACCGCATATATTGAACTAAGTACAGGCGATCAAGATGTAAATCAAAAGGCTATTAATATGGCAAATGCTTTCAAGCCTGATATTGTATTTATGCAGATTCAGGCGCAAAATATAATCCATATTGAAACTGTCAAGGAGTTAAAGAAAACAGGCGCATTTGTTATTAATTGGAACGGAGATATTAGGGATAAAACGCCTCAATGGATGATTGATATGGCTCCTCATATTGATAGGACTTTATTTAGTAATTTAAGGGATGCAGGAAATGTTCAGAATGGCGGGTATTTAGAGATTGGCTACGATCCTGAAATTTACAGTCCAGTAGGGGATATTTTACCAATGCCAGAGATTGCTTTTTTTGGTAATAATTACGGATCAGCTAAATTCCCATTATCAAGAATGAGGATTCAAATGCATAACTTATTGCATAGGCATTTTAAAGGTCGCTACGGAGTTTATGGCAATAACTGGGTAAATTGCGCAGGGAACTTTAATCATAGTCAAGCTGAGGAGGCAAAGGCGTACAGAGGGATAAAGATTGGTATTAACCTGAGCCATTTTGATGAGCCTAAATATTCAAGTGATAGGATTTTAAGGATTATGGGTTCTGGTGCTTTGTGTTTAGCCAGAGAGTACAAGGAGATGCCTTTTGTAGATGGTTATCATTTAAGGACGTGGCAAACATTTAGAGAGTTGATACATCTGATTGAGCATTATTTAAGGGATGAGGCTGAACGCCAAAAAATAGCAAAGCAAGGCGAACAATTCGTAAAAGAAAATTATACATTTGATGCAATGGTAAAAAACATAATAAAGGAATATGAGCAATTATAAGGTTTTAGGGTTTATGACTATCCATTACGCAGGTGACTATCTGAAAGAGTCTTTACTATCCGTAGTAAATCATGTTGATAAAATGGTAATTGCATATTCTAAGTATGGCAGTCAGGGACACCAAACTAATAAGCAATGCCCAGATAGTGAAGAGGATATATTTGCAATTTGCAGGGATGTATTAGGGGATAAAATGATTTGGGACCGCAAGGATAGTTACGGAGCCGAATGGGAGCATAGAAACGTAAAGCATAAATACTCTGATGGGTACGATTTGGTATTAACAGTTGATTCGGATGAGGTTTACAAATCTGATGAATTGGATGCAAGTTTTGATTATGCCTTTAATAATGAGGAGAGATATTATGGAATTGATGGGTTTATAAACTTTTGGAGGTCTTTTAACCATGTTTGTTTAGATGGATTCAGGCCGATTCGATTAGAGAATATGCATAGGTTTAACACATTCCAAAACCTTAATTTAAAACAAACCATTTATCATTTCAGTACCTGCCAGCCAGAGGCTATTATGAGATACAAATATTTGGTATTTGGGCATGCAAATGAAATCAAACCAAATTGGCTAAACGATACGTTTTACGGATGGGCGCCAGATAATGATATTAAGGACTTACATTGCGTTTCTTATAATTTATGGAATACTATACCATTCGACAAAAACGAACTGCCAGAGAGCCTTAAAATGCATAAAAACTTTAATAAAGATTTAGTATGACAGATATGGATTACGCAAAGGAAATTAGAAAGCAATTGAACATTCTAAATGAGTTAATTAAAGAGGCTGAGGATAGCGGTTTAGATATTGTAGTTTGGCAGTATGGTAAGCATGCAGATCATGAATTACAGGCTAAGATTACCAAAACTGTTGAGTTATGAAAGTAGCTGCGGTTATTATTGATGATCGGGATAATGTTGCGCAAAAGGCGATTGATGAGCATATTGATTTTTTACCTGATGATTGGGTAATTGTTCACATGAAACCGCCTTATGAGGATGGGATTTATTCTTTGCGGTCCGCATCTGATTACAACAGAGTTTTAACTAATCCATCATTTTGGAGAAGTTGTACGTTTGATAGGGTTTTAATATTTCAGCATGATTCTGGATTACTCAGAGAGGGAATTGAGGAATTTTTAAAGTGGGATTTTATTGGCTCATGGATTGATCACATACCAGGATGCATGAATGGAGGGTTAAGTATTCGCAATCCTAAACTAATGTATGATATTTGTGCTAATACGCCTTATAAGGGAATGGCATTGCATGGAAATGAGGACATATACTTTTGCAATGAGATGCGCAAATTAGGAATTGAGATGCCAGATAAAGAAACGTGCAACAAGTTTGCAGTTGAAACTGAGTTTGCACTGGGTTCCGTTGGTTATCATGCCATAGATAAGTATCATAAAAATTACAAATTAATATTAAATCAGTATGCTAAATAAAATATTAAAAGTCAGTAAAGAAAAGCTAAACAGTATCAATTTTGATAGTTACAGAGATAGTTTCTTAAAAAATGGCTATCCAAATAATTGGTTTTTTATGGATGCTGGTCAAGAGCATTACAGGCTACTGGCTTACATTGGATCATTATACAAGGGCCAAACATTGTTAGATATTGGAACCTATCAGGGCAATTCGGCCATAGCATTAAGCCATAATAAAAACAATGATGTAATTAGCTATGATTTAAAAGTTCAGCCTATTATAAGTAAAATCAAATCTAAAAATACTGAGTTTAGGATTGGCAATATTTTGGAATTAGGATTTAAAGAAATCATTCTATCATGCCCATTTATTATGCTTGATACTTATCATAATGGCGATTTTGAGGCTGAGTTTGTTAATTACCTAATTCAGATTAAATACAAAGGATTAGTTTTATTTGATGATATACATTTAAATAAGCCGATGCAGGATTTTTGGGATGGGTTAAAATTAGAGAAATACGATATTACGGGAATAGGACATTTTAGTGGCACAGGTTTAGTAAAATTTAAATAATATGAAAGTAGTTAGGTTTTTATTCAATTTAATTGGATGGTCAATATGTTTGCTGGCGTTTAGTTTTTTAGTTTTGGCGGTTTTAGCATTGCTTAAATATTTATGGTAAATCTGTACACATCTTATTATCAGGATAAAGATGCAAAGAGGCAAAAGGAGTTATTATACTGCCTAAATAAAAACATTGAAAATCCGTTAATTGATAATATCTTTTTGATAGTTGAGGGGGATGTAAAATTGCCTAAATCGGATAAGCTGATAATTGTTAAAGGCAATCGGCCGACATATAGGAATTTCTTTGATCTGGTTAATGATACAGTTACATCCGTAAATGATATTTCAATAATTGCAAATACTGATATTTATTTTAATGAAACCTTAGCCAGAATAGATATACATGAAAGGCAATGCATTGCTTTGAGCAGATGGGATAAAAAGAAAGACGGATTAAGATTGCACAATGAAAGGTTCAGCCAAGACAGTTGGATATTTAAAGGTAAATTACGAAATGTGAGGTTTTGTGATTTTTATCTGGGCATTCCTGGTTGCGATAATCGCATTGCCTATGAACTAAACAGGGCAGGATACAGGATGTTTAATCCAGCTACTAAAATACAATCAATCCATTATCATCAATCAGACTTGCATAATTATGATGGATCAACTCCAAAGATTCCTAAACCTTATTTATTTATCAATATTATATGAAGATTCTTTTAAGTCCCGGCATTTACTTACCACATCAAAGGGCAGGCTCAGAGATTTGTTTACATCGTATTTGCCAGTATTTAATTAGCAAAGGGCATGAGGTTAAGGCAATAACAAGGTATCCAATTGATTACAGTTATGAGGGAATAGATGTTTACGCGCAGACAAAAGACTATAAAACGTGTCACAATAATTTATGGAATTGGGCCGACTTAGTATTTTGTCAATTGTCTGGTACTTATTATGCAATGAACAAGCAAAGAATAAGTCCTAAAAAAATCATAAACTTTACTCATAACAATGCAGGCTATCCGCAGGTAGATATTAGAAAGAATGTATTTACTGTATATAATACGGACCAAGCTAAAAAGGAATTAAATTATAATCAGGAAACCTATGTACTGCATCCGCCTGTAAATTACAGAGATTATGCAGATGTGGATACAAGCAAGGCCGAGTACATTACTTTGATAAACCATAACGAAAATAAGGGCGGAAAAATACTGATTGAGATTGCAAAGCGATTGCCAAACCATAAATTTTTAGCGGTGCAAGGCGGTTACTATTTACAGATTACGGATCCAAAGGTTAGAAATATTAAATACGTTGGCATAACTGAGAATATTAAAAAGTATTTGGCAATGACTAAGTTGCTGATTGCGCCAAGCGAGTATGATAGTTATGGGATGGCTCAGGTTGAGGCTCTATGTTGTGATATTCCTGTAATTGCATCAGATATAGCAGGATTTAGAGAAAGTCTGGCAGATAGCGCCATTTACGTTCAGAGGAATGATATTGATGCATGGGTTGAGGCGATTAAAAATAGTGAGCAATTATTTAAGGATAAAAAGCCATTAAAAAGAGCAAAGGAATTGGATCCAGTCAAGGATTTAGCCAAGTTTGAAAAATGGTTAGTAAAAATTAGTAAATTAGCGACAAAATAATGGAAAGCAAAACACCAAAGGATAAGCCTTTTAAAAGTAAAAAAGAATATGGATCAGTTAAACGTAGTAAGCCTGTCGCAAGCAAAGTTGTGGTTGAGGCTGGATTTGGATTACGAGTTCGAGGATGGATTAATAACTGCATTAATAAAATCTGCGGTTAATCAAGTTGAGCAATATACTTTGCAGGTTTTATGGCAAAGATCAATTACTGAAATCACAGATATTACAGGCAATTTAAGATTGTTTAACTATCCTATTATTTCAGTTGAGGAGGTTTATGATAAACAGTTTGATGATTTAGATTTTGAAATAGTAGATAGTCAACATTATACTGATGTAATTACTAATAGAGCAGGCTTCAATACTGTCACTTATGTAGCTGGTTATGATTGGAATTATGATGGAGGTTCTGATGTGCCAGATGATATTGAAACTGCAATTAAAGAGATGATTACTTATCTGTATGAGAATAGGGATAATCCAAAAGAGGAGATGCCAAAAGTGGTTACTTATTTACTAGCGCCATACAGGCGTATAACTTTATTCTGATATGAATCCAGGAAAATTAGATAGGCGGATTACGTTTGGGGAATTTCTAAGCGTAGAAAATGAATTTCAGGATTACGTTATAACTTTTGTTCCCATTTTGGTAACATGGGCCAATGTAAAGCCATCAGATGGCTCCAGACAGTTAGAAGCTGGGGAGCAGGTCATAAATCAAACGTATAGATTTACAACACGTTACAGGAGAGATTTTGCGCCTACAAAGGACATGCGGATAGAGTATGAGGGTAATTATTATACAATTCATTCAGTAAGGGATTTAGATGATCGCAGGAGATTTAACGAGATAATTGGTAGAGTAACGGATGAAAACTCAAAAGATTAATATTAGCAGGTTATTAAAGCAGATTGATGGCTTTGGAATAGATGCAAATCGCATGGCGGTTGCTGTTACTAATTCGACTGCGGATAGTATTGTTGCAGATGCAAAGCAAAGGGCGCCTGTTGATTTAGGCCAGTTGAGGCAATCAATAGGAAATACAACCGCATCAGTTGGAAATAATAGATCTTTAATATTTGCCAATGCGCCTTATGCAGCGTATGTTGAATTTGGAACAGGCGGAGCAGTTAGCATTCCTAAAGGGTTTGACCAGTTAGCTATTAAGTTTAAAGGCAAAGGAGTTAAGCAAATTAATCTAAGACCTCAACCATATTTAATACCAGCTTATTTAATTGGAGTTGCAGGTTATGGCAAAAAGTTGATTTCTGTATTGCAGAATGAAACCAAAAAATATAATGCGAAAAAATAATTATATTTGACGTAATGAAGGATCCAAATTTATCTGTGCTTAATGCTTACAAAGATGCCTTATCCAATTTGATAGTAGGGGATTTGGATATACCTGTTTATAGCAAATCGGCTCCGTTAAAGAATGTACCGAAAAAATACGTAATTTTGTCAAGCCAGACAAAGGCGCAAAACAAAACAAAGTGCAATTATTGGTATGAGTGTACTATGACAGTGCAAATTGTAACAAGGTATCCAAATGGTGCAGGGGATTTAAGTTTTGCAATGGTAATTGGAGAGGAGATAGCAGAGATAATACAGGTTGATGGGATTAATTTAATTGACTTTCATAATGTTGAAACGATGCAAAACCTAAGCACAGAGGTGATTTTAGAAACAGATACAGAAAACGTTTTTCAATACATATTAATATTTAATCATAAACTAAACATAAACTAAAATGGCAGACGAGCAATTTTATTCAGGTAGTTTATTCATGCTTTATATCCGCAATTCAGGTACCTGGAAGCCAGTAGCATGTTTAACATCAAACGGAATTTCAGAATCATGGGATTTTGCAGAAACAGTAACTAAATGTGATCCAGGTGTAACACGTAGAAAGCCTACAACTTACTCATATGAGATTCCATTTGAAGGTGTATTTACTGATACAAGTGGTGCGGGCGGAGATACTGCAAAAGCATCATGGGATACAATCAAAGGCATAGCAAGAGCAAAAGAATTGACAGAGTATCAAATTGCTTTATTGAGAACTGATGGAACAGAGGAGCCTAATTTTGCGCCACAATACGGAGCAGCTTATTTCTCAGCTTTAGATATTACAGGTGCTGAGGGAGAGTTTATTACATTCTCAGGTACTTTATTAGGAGATGGCGACATTTCAGAAACTGATCCTTACCCTGGCTATTAATTTATGGAGGGCCATTTAACCTACAAAATAGGAGATGAGAATAAGCAATTTTTCTTTGGCAATTATGCCTTAGAGCAAACCTTAACTCATTTCGATGCATCAGTATCTGATTTATCCGATTTATTGGGCAAACAATTACTGCCTTTTATGAGAATGTTTATGTATCATGCAGCAGCTTATCCTATTATAAAAAAGGGCGAAGTTGTAGATTTTACGCCTTTTGATATTCATGAGTGGATTGATCAGGCTGGTGGATCAGGCGGAGATTTAATCATGGTTGTATCAAAGGAGATATTTAGGGCATTAGGTTTAAATACTGAAACGGATCAGCCAGCACAAAAAAAAAGCGAAGTGAAAAGCTAAACTGGAATAAGGATGTTTTGACCTTTGCATTTGGCGAACTCAGTTTAATGCCTGATGACTTTTATGCCCTGACATGGAATCAATACATATTGACATGTCAGGGTTTTTTTAATAGAGAAAAAAAGGAATGGGAACGGATAGGATGGGCGACATGGAATGGCATGAGGGTACACGTTAATAAAGGAATGCCGACTTATAAAAAATTCATGTCGTTTATTTACCAAGATGAGGAGATTAAGGACATGGATAAGATAAAGGAACAGATGAATAAAGCAATGATTAAATATCTGGAAAATGCAAGGAATTGAAATCCCAATTGGGGCGCCATTAGGGCAGTTAGATAAAGATTTAAAAGGTGCAAGCAATAAGCTAAAAGGATTTGCGAACGAGGGTAATAAAAGCGTAAATAACTTTGCTACAAGCGCGAACTCTGCATTTAAATCCGTTGCTTTAAGTTTAGGCGGTGCGCTAAGTGTTGGCGCATTTGTAGGTTTTGGTCAGGAGGTTTTAAAAGTAACTGCGGAGTTTGAAAAGTTTGGTGCGGTTTTAGGAAATACTTTAGGATCGAATGCATTAGCAAAACTCAAATTAAAAGAGATTGAAGATTTTGCAGCTAAAACTCCTTTTGGCGTAAAAGAATTAACAGAAGCATTTGTAAAATTAGCAAATCAAGGATTTAAGCCTACTGGAGATGAGATGCGCAGATTGGGCGATTTAGCGGCCAGTACAGGTAAATCATTTGATCAATTAGCCGAGGGTATATTAGATGCGCAAACAGGAGAGTTTGAAAGACTAAAGGAGTTTGGTATTAGGGCAAAGGATGCAGGAGATAAAGTAATATTTACATTTAAGGGCGTACAAACCACAGTTGAAAAATCATCTGAGGCTATTCGTAATTATGTAACATCTTTAGGAGATGCAGAGGGTGTATCTGGATCAATGGCAGTAATATCTGAAACCTTAACAGGAAAGATTTCCAATTTAGGGGATAGTTGGGATCAGATGCTTGTATCAGTCGGGGGGAATACGTCAGGCGTATTTTCTGGCGCTATCAGTATTATAAGCGAGGCAATTAATGAAATTACTGAGTTTAACAAAGAATTAAATACTGCATCAAAGTTTAATATTAAAGGCAATTTATTTGAAACAATTGTTAAATATGCTAAAGTAGCAACAAATAGCTCAGGGGCTAATGCTAATTTTGCAACTACTCAGGACATATTAGTTCAGGCTATACAAAGGACAGAAAAAAGCGTTACAGATTTAGTTTCTGGTTCTATTAGTGGTGCTAAATCAACTGATGATTTTGGTAAATCAATATTTAAATTAAAAACAGAGGGTGATAATTTAATTAAAGGAACTGCAAATCTTGATTTAAAATCTGCCTATAAAAAGATTTATCAGGATGCTATAAAGGCTTTGCAAGAGGGCAGAAGCGCATTTGCAGTTGAAGCCGCTAAACCAATTGGAGCAAATTTTGGTACAGGCAAAAAAGATAAAAAAGCAAAGGGAGAAGATTTTAAAAGAGATGAGCAATTTACTGCAAAGTCAAGCATTAATGAATTAGATTTATTTCTTGAAAAATATAGAGCAACAGAGGCTCAATTAAACAAAACTCCATTAGTTCCATTTCCAAAATTAAAAGAAAAATTAGCCGCAGTAAATACTGTGCTATTAGAATTTAATCAATCAGCAAATGATATAATTACATCTAATTTAGCAAGCACATTTTCAGGTATTGGGGATGCGATTGGAACCGCAATTGCAAACGGAACAAGCATAGCAGGCGCATTAGGTCAGACTTTGTTAAGTAGTTTGGGTAGTGTTTTGGGTCAGTTAGGGCAGATGGCAATTGCAACAGGTGTTGCCATATTAGGTATTAAACTATCATTAAAATCATTAAATCCAGTTGCAGCAATTGCGGGCGGAGTTGCTTTATTGGCATTATCTGGATATGTAAGAGGTCGGGCAAACAAAATTGGAGGCGGCATGGGAGGCGGATCAGCTGGCGGTGGTAATATGTCAGCACCAACACCACAGTCAAGCGCAGCAATTAGCACAAGCGCAGCGGGATCATCTCAGGACTTTGCAGGTGGGCGGGTTGTATTTGAGATTTCAGGTACTAACTTAATTGGAGTATTAAACAGAGCAGGTGCAAAATTAACAAGATTTGGATAATGGCATATTTTGAAAAATACTTTTTTACGTTTTATGCGGATAGGGATACAAGAATAGTTGATGGCGTGCCTGATGAGTATCTATGCAATATTTTGCAGTTAGATTATGTAGGGGAGCCAATTGAAATACAGGCCCAACAAAATCCTATTCAGATTACCTATCAGAATACATCTAATTTAAAATTGGATCCTATAATGGGTTCTGAATGTACGTTAAATTTAATAGCTACTGAGGATTTCCAATTAGAACAATTGTACACAGAGAATGAAAGGGAGTTTATGGTACAAGTGTATCGTAATACCGATTTAATCTGGACTGGGTTTATAATTCCTGATGGATGTCAAGAGGCTTTCACGTTTGCGCCTTATCCGATTAGCTTAAATGCAGTCGATGGATTAGGATTGCTTAAAAACCTATCTTATGTACAAAACGATGGAAATTTCTATTTAGGTAAACAATCTTTTATTGAGATTATCAATGCTTGTCTGATTCGTTTAGATGCGCCAAGTTTGGTTTTAAATACCTGCGTAAATATTTACGATGTAACAATGACTCAGGGCGATGCATTTGATCCTTTGGCGCAAAGTTTTGTAAATAGTGAAAGGTATTTAAAAGATGACCAATTTACGCCAATGAATTGTGAGGAGGTTCTAAAATCTATTTTAGAGGAATGGACTGCGGTTATGGTGCAAAGCGGTGGCGAATGGTATATTTTTAGGCCAACAGAATTGGCATTAAGCGGAGATTTAGCGTTTAGAAAATATTTAGATGGGCAGAGGGTTTATGACCAGCCAACATTTACTGCTGATTTAGATGCTTTATTAGGCGGGGAAAGTGAGGGGATAATTGATGCGCCTTATTTCCACATTAATACGGATCAGTTAAAGATGATTGATAAGCCTTATAAAAACGCCTCAATGTCTTATAAATACGGACAGTTAGCTAATATTTTAGATAATCCAACTTTATTCGGTGCTTTTGTTGATGGTCCAGGCGATCCATTAGGGCCAAGAGATGACGTAACGATACCTGAATGGACCAAATCTGGAACTGTTTACAATGGTTTGTATCCAGGAGGCGGAGTTGTATTTTATAAGGTTACAGGTTTTGATAATGCTAATTACTTTGAGAATGACAGGCATTTTGTTGTAGCTGAAAACATTTTACTCAGGGTTGATTTTAATTATATTAGCATTCCTGTAAATACTACAACTGACATGATTTTTGGTTTGGAGTTATTTGATGGGACAGATACCTGGTATTTACAACCGCAGCAAGATGGAGTATTCCAATGGAAAAAAGATGTTATATTATTTGAATGGTTCCAAGTTAGATCAAATTTTGGCATATCAGCTGATTCCATAGTTACTGCGCCAACTCCAAAAGGAGGTACAATTACTTTTAAGATTTATCCGCCTGATAATACATCTGGCGATATTGTTTATACAAATATTACGTTAAGGGAGCAGGTAAGGGATGGCGATCCGATTGGAGAGATTCATACCGCTACGCAAACAGGAAAGTTTACATTTGTGCCGCCTACTGTTGATGTATTTAATGGGGACAGTCCGAGTGAAATGTACACAGGAGCCATTTATGGTGCGGATGAGGTTACATTAACAAGCGAATGGAACCGAAGAGGATTGCCTGAGTCTGTTTTAGCTTTGCCTTATTCAATTAGTAAAGAATTTTTGCGCATTGCGGTTGAGGAAAAACAAAGGCTTTATGCTGGTCCTTATGTACAATTCGAGGGTTCTATATTTGGTTATTTTAATCCATTAACAAGATGGAGCATTAACCTGATTGCAGGGCATTTTATGAATTTGAGTTTAACATACGATTTACAACCTAATATTTGCAAAGCGGTTTTAGGCAGGATTATAAATGAGGAGATAGCAATGGATTATACATTAATTCCTGATTTTGGGGCAACTACAAAAGTAACTATCAAAGCAACATGATGTTATACATAAATGATATGCCGGTAGGTTGTTTGAGTTCTGTTAGTCGATCTGAACAGATTAGTTTTATTCCTACCTGCAAGACAAGTGAGAAAGGCGCACAGACTCAATTTGGTAGGCTATGGCAGTACTCAATTCCTATGGAGGGCGTTATGACTACTGATAACAGTATCATGTCGTGGACAGGCTTAAAAGCGCTTGAAAGAATTAAAATAAATTGGGAAATAGTCGGAGATGAGATTGAGGGCGGAGAGGGATTTATTGAGAATTTAGAGTTAATCGGTCAGGTGGCTGATTTTATTACATTTAGCGCAACAATCACAGGATATGACTAATTTAATGCTTTACATTAATGATTTGCCAGTTGGTTGCTTACTAAGTAACGGGTTGAGTGAGTCTATAAGTTTTATTAAAACCTGCAAGAGTACGCAGGAAATGGGCCAAAAACAGTTAGGCCAATTACATAGCTATTCTGTAAATTTTGAGGCGGTTTATGCAGTTGATGCATCTGTAATTAGTTGGAATGAGTTAAAAGATTTGGGCAGGTCCAGGTTACTTATGGATTGGTCAATGATCAATTTAGAAACAGATGAGGGCGATGCAGGAGAGGGGTTTTTAGAGAATTTGGAGATTACGGGAGTTAATGAGGATTTTGTTAAATTTGCGGGAACAATCACAGGTTATGGCCCAATAGTAGATGCAGGAATTGAATATTTTGTTTGGGCGCAAAGTCCTGGCAATTTTGTTGATAATGGCGGAGATGAATATGTATTTGTAAATTAAGAGAGATTATGCCAGTAATAAATGGAGTTTATACCAAAGATTTCCCAGCATTAGGCAGGGCGCCAATTGATACGGATATTATCCCGATTGCGGAGTTAGCTAATCAGATAACTTATAAAACAACTTTAGGGGAGATATTTAATGCCAAAGTATTTGGAACGACTGGCAGACTTTCAAAGTTTACAAGCGCCAATACTTTAGGCAATTCAATCCTAAATGAAATAGGTAATGCGATACATTTAACGGATGGCACTTCGAGTTATGCAAGTTTTGGAATAATTAATCCAGGTACTCCAGGAGAGCCAGGAATTGATAACGATTGTTACATCGGTTCAACCATAAACAATGATTTTACAATAAGAGTTAATAATATAGAGGCTGCAAGATTTGATACTGCATTAAGGTTTAAAATTAATAATATTCAAAATGCGCTTTATGATACAGATAAATTTCTTGTAAGCGAAGATGGTGTTGTAAAGTACAGAACAGGCGCAGAAGTTTTAGAAGATATTGGTGGTGCAAGTGCTGGCTCATACGTGCCATATACAGGCGCCACAAGCGATGTTAATCTTGGTGAGTTTGGTTTACAGACTGGAAATATTGAATTTGATTTGACACCAACTACAATACCTACAACAGTGGGTAGTATGGTTTGGAATGACTCAGCAGGAACGGTAGACTTAAAACTAAAGGGCGGAAACGTAACTTTACAAATAGGTCAGGAAACAGTTGTAAGGGTTGTTAACAAAACGGCTACAAATATTACACTATTAGAAGCTAATTATCAAGCAGTAAGAATTACGGGTGCGCAAGGACAAAGACCAAAAGTAGATTTAGCTTTAGCAAATAATGATTTAAACAGTGCTAGTACTTTAGGATTAGTTACCGAAACGATTTTAAATAATGAGGAAGGCTTTATTACTACTAGCGGACAAGTGCAAGGCATTAATACAACGGGTAGCTTACAAGGTGAAACATGGGCAGATGGTGACATAGTATATCTTAGCGGAACGGTAGCTGGTGCTTTGACTAATATAAAACCAATTTCGCCCGTTCATTTAGTTATAATTGGAATTGTCGAATATGCTCATATCACGCAAGGTAAAATCTTTGTAAAGGTAGATAATGGTTATGAATTAGAGGAGTTACACAATGTAAGTGCTATTGAACCAAATAACAATGAGGTTTTAGCATACGATTCCGCTTCTTTTTTATGGCAACCTAAAACGGTATCTACGGTTTTAGGATATACGCCAGCTAACGATGCGAGTGTTGTACATTTGGCAGGTGATGAAACGATTGCAGGTAGAAAAACTTTTAATAATGTAAATGGTTTAACAATAGATACAGTTTCTGGCGCACTTGTACCTACTAAAATATTTTCTTCAAATATTCAAACATTAAATTATGCGGTAAGCAATACATCTAATAATTTTTTAGGTACTTTTTTAGGCACAGTCACAGCAAATAGAACATATTCAATACCAGATATATCAGGTACTTTAGCTTTGACAAGCGATTTGAGTGCTTACGTTCCATATACAGGGGCGACAGGAGCAGTTAATTTAGGGGCGTATGATTTAACTGTAAACGGAATAAATATTGGACTTGGTGGGGGTGCGATTAGTACTAATACGAGGGTTGGAACTAATGCTTTAAGTGCAAATACAATAGGTAGTTTTAACACTTCAATTGGTCGTATTTCACTTAATGAAAATACTACTGGTGGTAGCAATACCGCAATTGGAGATTTTGCTTTAGGCTCTAATACAACAGGAGGTCTTAATATTGCGCAAGGTGCTGGAGCTGGTAATTCTAATACAACAGGCTCAAATAATATATTTTTAGGTTATAACTCAACTGGTGAAAGTGCAACCGAAAGCAATAGAACGTGGATTGGTAACGCATCTACTACATCAACATGGCTAGGTGGTAACTTGCTTTTAGGTTCACGAAATAATGCTACAAGTGATAAGCTACAAGTTACAGGAGGTGCAACAATTACAGGAATACTTAAATTGGGTTCCGCAGATAATACTTTTGTTTACGAGTCAAGCGGTAGTTTAATATTACAAACTGGAGCGTCTGCAAGATTAACGATTAATTCAGCTGGAAATACTACTATATCAGGAACTT